TGACGGATGTTACTTAACTCTACGGTTTGCTTATTAAGAAGCCACAAAGTTAGCATTATTATATCAGACGTAACGCACGCACACCGATGCAGAGGCCGATGCAGGGGCCCTCATATAGGCAAAGCGAGCCAAGCGATTATGCATCGACTTAGCCCGCTCTACCTGATATAATATCTCCATCCTGATAAGTCGGCAGGGAGTTACAACTACCACGTCGACAGGTGCCGCTCAATAAGACGCTCTACATAGAAGAAGGCCTTGACATCCTGAAGCGCTATGATGCGATCTTCATCCCCACCATTGAGGGAATGCAAAGAGATCGTCTCCTGCTTCCTATCATGCTTAGTAAGCCGTCTAAGTAGGATACCCTCCTCCGTGACTACCACCACATTTGGATAGCGACCAATCAGACCGTGCGTCCAATCTTCGCGGAAGACCTCACGACAAAGCAGGATATCACCGATACAGAGCGAGTCGCGTGTAGCATCCATCATACTATCGTCACGTACACAGAATAGCTGATAGCGATGCGAGGTCTCCCGATCAAGGGATACGGGCATTGAAGCATAAGCAGCATATACATCTTCTGAACCCCGCACATCTTCCCTATCGTAGAGGATACCTCTCCCGATGCCGGCTTCCATCATAGCAGGGATGATTGGAAGTTGTAGAAGAGTGTGCGATCCCAAGGTACTCGGCTCCTCTTCACAGGCTTCTCTCAACTCCCTCTCAGAAACACTTGACTCAGGATCACTTAATAGAGTCCCCTTACCACGAAGAATATAATCTTCACAAAAAAGGATTCCCGAAGCTGCACTAATTCGAGAGACAATAGAACTCGTCGTATACCTATCATCTCCCCTAAATAACCTTGAAATACTACCCTCATGGGCACCAATAAGTTCCGCAAGATCTCTCTGCGTATGAACCACTGATCTATTTCTTAGATACTGATAGGCTTCTTTGAAACGACTGCCAATAGTAGCATCATACTCTATCTTGGATTTCATAATAAGGAGGGAGAGAATGAAAATCAGCGGGCTATCTGCCCCACGAAAGAGCTTCGAACCCGCTGTATTTTACTAACTTATACCGTGTGGTCCCACTTGGGCTTGAACCAAGGACTCCCTGATTATGAGTCAGGTGAAACCTATTGACAGTAAGGCTTTTACATAGGCAGTGTAAGCGGAGAGGTCAGGGGATAGGGCTATTTGAACACGCCAGACACAGCGATGAACACCACGCAGAGGATGATGATAGACCCAGCAATAACGAGGAGGATGGTGCCGTTATCGTCCATTTTGGCGGGCGCATTTTCGCCCGTGTGAGCAGTTGTCCCATCTGATACCGTTGCGTTCGCTGTAGGCTCGCTATTGCGCCCCTGTGAGGCTCTTACCGCCCGCAGGTCGTCCCCAATACGTGCCACGGCAGAGAAGAGCGCACCGAAGGCGAGCGAGGGGATGCTGGAGAAGAGGTAGACGAGGCTCACGGGGTTGAATACCTTGTCTACACGTATCACGTCGTAGTGTTCGCTGTAGATCGGTTGGCTCTCCACGCAGGTACAGATGAAGGCGATGACGCACACGGCCGTAAGCCCTACGGAGAAGACGAGACCCCACGTGCGGAGGGGCTGATAGGGGCTTGTTGAATTGGTAGAGGTTGTTCCCATATTGTTATTGAGTTTAAGTGGTTACCATTGCGACATACTGCGGTCTATGATACGCTCTACGTAGAAGAACGCCCGCACGTCCTTGAGGTTTACTGCGAAGTCCTCGTACTTGCTGTTGAGGGAGTGCAGGTGGATAGTGCCGTTCCTCTTGACGTGCTTTGTGAGTTGCTTGAGTAGGATACCCTCCTCTTCTATCACGACTACCACGTTCGGGTACTTCGTATTGATTAGACCATACTGCCAATCTTCGGGGTACACCTCACGGCAGAGGACTATATCTCCCTCGCATACGGAGCGCTTGCTGTCGTCATCCATACTATCCCCTTTCACTCGGAACAGCTTGTAGCGGTCTGAGACGGCACGCTCCAGCACGACCTCCATAGTGTCGAAGGCGTCGTACACGTCTTCGGGGTCTTGGGATGGGTCTTTATCGTAGAGGAAGCCCTTGCCGATGCCCGCCTGCGCCTCTATGGGGATTATTGGGAGCGTCTGTATGGTGCGTGAGCCCTGCGCCACGCTCTCCACCTCGTGGGGCGCTCTGTAGGGCTTCTGCGGGGCTTCGTCCTCAGTGGAGTCCTTTATCATCTCGCCTTCGCCCGACAGCAGCCATTCAACGCTAACCTCGGGGAAGACGTTTTTTATCTTCATTATTACTGATGTTCCAGCGCCACGTTTGACCCAATTTGATACGACAAACTCGGTAACGCCCATCTTGTCTGCAAACCGCTTGTTTCTCCCGTGCTCACTCCCCACGCAGTAGTCTACGAAGGCGGAAATTCTTGATGCAACCGTGTCCATATTTTGAACTTAAACAAAACTGTTATATATTTGCATTACCAAATCGCCCTTTGGTAGAAGCCATCCATACGTTGGCAAAAGGAAATCTCAAATACCTCTCCTTGGTCTGGGCGAAGACTGGGGGGAGGTACTCCTTTTTAGGAGAATATCAGCACTCAGCTATCGGTGATGAAACGAACGTTCGGGAGTGCTGATTAAACCCCTCGAAGTAGCTGTGGTAGCCAATCCACCGCAAGGAGTCCGTAAGGGGGGAGCAGGGCGAAAAGCCAGATGCTCGGACAGCCCACCACTGGGGCGAAAAGCTGGTAAATGTTCCGTTGCGTAGTGGACAACGCACGGAGCTGGTGACGAGGCGACCGACAGGGCACTGCGGGATACTCCACCAAAGCTCCCGACCTCATACGGACGGCTGGAGGAACAGCCCCGTATGGGTAAGGGGGCTTTATGGCTCAAAAGCTCCCTCTTGAGCCTGCGTGATAGCTTAGAGTAGCATACATATGTACTTATCTAAGGTAGATGCTTCTAAGTCATCTATGTAGTTCATATCTGCCTCTCTGAGAGTGTAAAGGGTGTACTTATCATCCTCCTCTGTCTCCACTACCTCCCACAGTGCTTGAGAGAGTAGCGTTTCTTTTCCGCGCGCCTTGATGGCGTTGTAGAGAGCGGAGGGAACAAGTCCGTAGCGGAGGGTGCAAAAATCATCTTCCACAAGCTTTCTGGAATAAGCTTGTTGGTGTCCGCTGTCAGCAAGGTACAGTACTTTGAATAGGTGGTAATAGTCCAGCCCGACAGCCTTGGAAAGCACATAAAGCACCTTCTCCACGAGTCGTCTTTGCGTGTCTGGAAGTCTGTCTATTGCGTTCATAATTGAGGTGCGTTAGTTAGCCTGAATTTTCTCCAAAAACTCCTCTCTCGACATACCAAGATCCTTAATAATGCTTCTTACGACGTGTTCTGGCACAGGGTTTTTGTGGGTCTGAATGATTATCGGCCTCGCAAGTCCTGGCTTCCTCCAAGCTTCGTGCCCTCCACTTGTTCTGTCTTTAACGCAACCTACCAAGATGAGAAACGCGCGAATATCCCTCAGAGTGAGATTTTTGAGCTTCTTGGTGGACATTATGCGATAGCCTGCTGCACGCTTTGATTTGTTCTGGAGACATTAAAAGCAGTACCGCTATCTATCAAGCTCTTATACGTGGGGTCTGAGGTCTGGAGCTGCTCAAGCGTTGGGGCGTTAATCTTCTTCATCTTCTTGCTCCTCACATCCCAGCCGTGAGCCTTGAGATCCTTGGTCAAAGTACCCCACTCAACTGTAGTTTCAAAATACAGAGCAAGGGTTTCGGCAAAATTTTCCTTAGCCTTTTCCTCCGAGTCTCCATAGTCGGACAGGCTCAAAGAAGGGCAATAGGCTATATAGAAGCCATCCTCATCTTTGAACGTAAGCACCGTAAGCTCCGCCTCAAATCTGGTGTGACCATGAGGCGAATTATGCTTAATGCGTACGACATCTCTAATCTGTTCCATTTCTATTCTTCTAAAAGCTCTACCTCGGGAAGTCTGTCTATTACATTTAAAAGAGCTTGTTGCAGATACTATATTATCTTGTTTTTGGGGAATTCACGCAACACAAAGATCGCAACCATGATAACCGATGTCCCGAGAGTTGCGTAAACCATATTGTCCGACCCTTTATAGATACAGAACACAACGGTAGCAAACGCCGCAACCATAAGAAAAAGAGCTATCCAAAGCCCCTTTTCCAGCAATGAGTGCGCTTTCCGTTTTTGCTCCATGTCGTAATCTTGCTGTTTCTCAGCCATCGCTTGCTGTCTCTCAGCCATAGCCAATATGCGCTCCGCTGCGCCTGGCAACACCTTATTGTACCCTTCAAAATGCGAAGGGTGAGGGAGGGGACCCGCAAAAGACGACTCTTGAGCGACTGCAACAATCCTCCTTATCTTATTCTGTCTATCTTCTGGGAGCCCGTCAAGCGCCTGCTCTAAGCAGACCTCTTCGTCTATTTCGCCCATCACAGACAACTCGCCAGACTCGCTATGATTGTTGTTGTAGTCCTCCATTTTCATTTCTGCTTTCCTGATCCATTGCCGACTGAATGTACCCACCCACGGCAGCCCAGTGTGAAGCAATCTGCGAGGCGATACCAGCCATTCCGCGCTTTGCGCTTTTATCTACTGGGAGCACACTGCTAACCATTCCAACGATTACATAGGATAGTTGCAAGGCGATCTTAGCGATACTATACATTGCCTTCATAATAGATGTGATTCTTATCGTTATCGTTGTCTACTGCACAAAGCTACAAAAAAAGTAATTATACTGCTTTCACACCCTTAAAAGTGCAGGGCGGATATTGCACCGAAATTCCACACGCCCGCCCGTGTGCATTATTATATTACGCGCGCGAAGTAAAGCCCTGCGGGCTGGTTGCTGGGGGCTGGACACACCACGAAAGGCACAAAAGCAAGGCGCACGCACTCTCAAGGCGAATTTTTTTCACGCTGAAAATCAACGACTTACCACCAAACCTCAACAAGATCAACCCGAATATTTTGAAGTTCAACAAACTTGTTATACCTTTGCAGTGTAAAGGATGAGCAACAACAACGCCCCTTCACAGCAGAGGTCTTTGACATACTTGATACAGGCGACAATAGAATAACTCACGCAGGTGCAATGCCTGCACAGTGATTAACAATACCGCTTGCAAGGTCAGACTTAGCGTGCTGACCGCTGAATGGCTAACGACCACCACCCCGACCCTCGCAAAGGTCTTGCAAGCACTCAGATAAACAATAACACCACTAAACAAGAACACTACTATGAGTACAGAAAGAAAGAGCCAGCTGAGCAGAGTATTCTCGCTCGCTTGGCAGTTCGTCAAGAGAAACGGATTTAGCCTCAGCGAAGCACTCAAGACGGCATGGGCAAACATCAAGCTACACGCAAAGATGCAGAATGGTATCGTCAAGTTCTACTACCAAAAGGTAGACGGGTCAATTCGTGAAGCCTACGGCACTCTTAAAAGCGAGCTTGTACCCGACACTAAGGACAGCGGGCGCAAGGCTAACCCAACCCTGCAGACATACTTCGATACAGAGCGTCAAGAGTGGCGCTGCTTCAAGGTTGCAAACCTCATCCACTAACCCGACAAAAGATACAGCGATGAAGCACAATGATAAGAGCTTTACTAAAGCGTCACGCTTTAGTAGACCCGAGAGAGTGCGCACCGAATGGATGGTAAGGTGGGTGTCCGATGACAGCTTGCAGATGGCGATAAATATAGAGAGGCAGTCGCTAAATCGGTTAGAGAATGCGCTGAAGACCCCCGATGATATTAGAGGCTTTTTGCCACACGACCTGCCCTATCCAGCAGAGCGATACGAGAGGCGCAAAGCGAACTTAGAAATTGCCTTGGCAGAGCGTGAGCGACGCAAAGAAGAAGGCTCGTGGACTTTGCAACCAAAGAAGTAACCACCCATATGGGTAGCCCCAGCCCCCACAAGGCGAGCGGGCTACCCCACCTAAACAGAACAGCTATGTACATAGAAGAGAGAGCGTCCTACGACGAGGTAGACGAAAGCTATATCCAAGGCTTGATAGACGAAATGGCGCACGCCTTCTTCGAAGAGGGCGAGTATGTAGAGGCGGTCATCAAGATAGACGACGACCCACGTGTAAACGGCACGTCAGAGCTTATCGTCCTATTTGAGCAAGACGGACAAGAGCTGACCGCCAGCTACAAGTACAAGACCGACAACAGCAAGGTCAATAACTTCCCCGCCTTTGACGAGGCAGACATCAGCAAGACATTCAGATGGGCGCAGCGCTACTACGACGAGTGCAACCCAAGTGACGACGGCGTAGCCGATACAGAGTATTGGCTAAATATGACTTACAGATAATCCCCCAGCTTATGAAACCCCTATCCGATAAGGCGATACTCAAGGTGTCGCTATCCCTCACAGTAGTATCCTTCGTCTGCTTCGCTTGCGGTCTGCACTTTGACGACTTTGAGCGCATCGTGGTGCAGATCCTTGCACCGGTGGTAATGCCCGGCATCATCAACGAGATTATAGGCATAACGGACGAGGGGGACTATTAGCCCTACCCATTGTAGAGATGGTTTTCTTTCATAGTGTTTATTGTTTAGGATGGGGTGGTAAATCCGTGAGGGCAAGCCACCCCGAAAAAGTTGACACTCACGCCAGCAATTGCGAGCTGGCGTACCCTCTACGGGTGGCCTCATCCCCTGTAGAACTTTAGCTTTTCTATTTAACATACTGCAAGTATCCACCCGTGAGGGTCGAGAAAGCGAATTGCACTGTGTGATTAGCCCGTGAGGGTCGGTCACGCTACAAAGTAGACAATATTACCACAATCCACCGCAACATCATGATCATAGAAAATGAGCTATTCATCATCCCCATAGACGTCTATATGCGAGATATGGGGATCATCATCTCCACCTGGGAGCAAGCTATAGATGCTATCAGTGACCAGCTGGAAGAGGATGAGAAGGACGATCTAATTAGAGCTACCCCCAAGCTCAATGAGCGCGGGAGACACTTCACTACGAACTCAGGTCTTTCTATCGTATGGATACGCCAGGGACTATCTCTCAGAGTGACCCATTCAACTATCACACATGAGGTAGTCCATGCCTCGATAGAGATCCTAAAGAGCATAGGCATAAGCCTCTGCCATAAGAGCGAAGAGGCCTATGCCTATCTCATCGAATACCTCGCCTTTGAGGCGGGCTCAAAGCTGGGGACTATCCCCGCTTTCGATCAGTCTACTTGATCGTAGTTTTAGGATAGCGCCACGCTACAAAGTGAACAACATTTCCCACCACTAATTTTTCAGCTACTATGTTACAGACATTCTTCAAGGTCAACCCCATAGCGTGGTTAGACCTACCCCCCACCTGCTTTGACCGCTATGGCGAGCGCCACGTGTCAGAGGCAAACATCGGCACTTCGAGGCTATCTACCACAGCGTTCATCTGTGAGAAAAAGAGAGACGACGTAACTGCGTTCAGCGTCAAGATAGACGGCTCTACTATCCTTATGGACTTCGCTACTCTTGAGGGGGCAAAGAGCTACGTCTACGACCTCTACACCTCGCACATAGCCTCTATCATCAGCCCCGTAGCCCCAGCAATAGCCCCAGCAATAGCCCCAGCCGTCAAGGCGGACGAAGCGGACTACACCGACATCACCAACGACTAACCCCACAGATACAGATATGAGCCTTATTAAGCGATACTTCGAGCTGGAGACTCCCAGCTGTGTGAAGATGATGATTTACGGACAGAGCGGGATGGGTAAGACCACGCTCGCCCTATCCGCACCACGCCCCCTGCTTCTTGACTTCGATGGCGGGGTGAAGCGTGTGAATATAGCGCACGTCAAGGACGTAGGCACGGTGCAGGTCAATACGTGGGCTGAGGTCAATGCGGTGCTCCAAGAAGACCTTAGCGGGTTTGATAGCATCGTAGTAGATACAGCGGGCAAGATGATGGACTTCATCATCACCCACGTCTGTGGCTTCCGACAGCCCCAGCTACGAGATTGGGGGGCCATCAACCTCGAGGTGCAGAACTTCGTGCGTAGCATCTCCGCCCTGAATAAGAACATCGTCATCGTAGCTCACCGAGACGTGCGAAAAGAGGGCGATACGAACGTCTTTATCCCAGCTATCCGAGAGAAGACCTACAACGCCCTTGTAGCAGAGCTTGACCTGCTCGGCTACATGGAGACTAAGACCGAAAATGGCATAGTCAAGCGAAGCATCACCTTTGACCCCACGCCTCGCAACGATGGTAAGAACACCTGCGGGCTACCCTCGGTAATGATCATCCCCGAGATTATCAACCGAGCGAACGGGCAGACGACCGCCCCCAACGACTTCATCCAAGCGCAAATCATCGAGCCTTACAAGGCTATGATTGAGGTCAAGCGCTCCGAAGCCCACAAGTACGAGCAGGTGATGGACGAAATCAGAGAAGCTATCGAGCTTGTCACAGACGAGGCGAGCGCAAACGACTTCATCGAGCGTATCGACGAGTACGAGCATATCGGCTCAAGCAAGAAGCAAGCGGGCATCCTCATCAACGAGAAAGCTAAGAGCCTCGGGCTTGTCCTAAATAAGTCCACCAAGCGATATGAGCCAGCAGAAACAAAGTAGCTCAGTGGTGCGCTATCAGCTCTACCCCTCACTTATTGACGCTTACACGAACTACTCCCAGTCCGAGGTAATCTACAATAAGTATTGGGGTGGGGCTGAGAGCCCTGCCCTCACGCTCGAAGAGTACGAGGCACAGGCGTTCCAAGACCTCATCGACAAGATCAACAGAGTACTGAAAGATCTAATCAAAGCGGACGTCGGCACAGCGTTCAACGAGCTGGTAGACTGCCTTATCCTCGGGCAGAAGTCCCCGAAGATGGAGGTAGAGAAGCTCTGCGACGAGGCAGGCAACGTAGTCTCTCTCAAGGCGCACTACAACAAGCGCACGTTCATCTACCCCGTGGACGCTGTGAGGCTCTTTGCGAACAACTACAAGGGGGCTATCCCTCAGATGTTCGTCGAGGGCGTGCTACCGACAAGGCGAGGGGATGTAAGGCTCTACGGCTTCCTCGACGAGCTGATGCCCCTGAGCGTCCACGACATTAAGACGACAGGGTCGTACGAGGTGGGCAAGTTCAAGGGCAACGCCCAGCACCTTGTCTACCCCTACTGCCTCCGAGAGATGGGCTACACGGGCGTAGACCTATTCAGCTACGACGTAGCAGAGATAAGCACGAACATCACGAAGCAAAACCCCGAGCCTCCCGAGGTGGTAGTGAAGCTCAAAGCGACATACAGCGAAGAGTACCTATTCACCCCCGAGCGAGATATACCGCTCCTCGAGGACAAGGTAGTAGAGCTTATCGACTTCATCGAGGCGAACCGCCACCTAATCACCAACCCTAAAATCTTCGCAAGCGAATGATCTTCAACCTCAACGAAGAGCTGGGGCGAAGGCAGTTCAAAGAGCGGTGCGACTTCCTCCTACGGCAGGGCTTTCTTGTAGAGCTGACCGAGAAGCGAGGTAAGCGCACCCTCAAGCAGAACAGCTACCTGCACCTCCTGCTCTCCTACTTCGCCCTTCAATATGGCGAGCGCATGGAGACTATCAAGCAAGAGGTGTTCAAGCGCCACGTCAACCCCGACATCTTCCTCCAAGAGAAGGACGGTCGGGGTGTCGGGCGGTACTACGCCCTTCGCTCCAGCTCTGACCTCAATACAAAAGAGATGACCACAGCGATAGACCGCTTTCGTGACTGGGCTTCTATGGAGGCGGGTATCTACCTGCCCTCATCCGATGAGGACGCACTCATCGGGGCAATGGAGAGAGAGGTGGAAGAGAACAAACGCTGGATATAGACAATGCAATACTCACTCCGCCCCTATCAGCAACAAGCCTCCGACTCCGCCGTCCGCTACCTCGAGAACAAGGCGGTGACCAAGGGCGCAGGGCTTATCGTCCTGCCGACTGGGTCGGGTAAGAGCCTTGTGATTGCTGACATCGTCAACCGCTTAGACGACCACGTCCTCATCCTCCAACCCTCAAAAGAGATCCTCGAGCAGAACTTTCAGAAGCTGGTATCCTACGGGCATATCTTCTGCTCCATCTACTCTGCCAGCTGTGGCAAGAAGCGCATCAGCAAAGCCACCTTCGCCACTATCGGCAGCGTGTACAAGAAGCCCGAAGCCTTCAAGCACTTCCAATACGTGATAGTGGACGAGGCGCATCTTGTCAATGAAAGCCCAGACAGCATGTATATGCAGTTCTTCAAGGCTCTCGGAGGCGTGCGGTGCGTCGGGCTTACCGCCACCCCCTACCGCCTTTACAGCACTTCGGACGGGCAGGGCAACTTCGGCTCAATGCTTCGTTTCCTCACCCGACTGCAAGGGCGCTTCTTCACCACGATACTCCACTCCACGGAGGTAGGCGAGCTTCTCCACGCTGGCTACCTCGCCAAAACGAACTACTACGCTGTAGACACGATACAGATAGACCGCCTCAAGGTCAATAGCACAGGACAGGGCTACACCGACAAGAGCATACGAGACGAGTATAGGCGCTCGGGCTTCTCGGGTAAGCTCGCCAACGTGGTAGAGCGCCTTCTATACAACGCCCAGGTGCCACGCAGGGGCATCCTCGTCTTCACGCAGTTCATCGAAGAGAGCGAAGAGCTGATACAGCACTTCCCCGACATCTCGGCAATGGTGACGGGAGGGACCCCGAAGAGAGAGCGTGAGCGCATTCTTGCAGACTTCAAGGCGGGCAGGCTCAAGGTGGTAGCCAACGTAGGCACGCTCACCACGGGGTTTGACTACCCTGAGCTTGATACGATTGTGGTAGCACGCCCTACCCGCTCCCTCTCCCTATGGTATCAGATTGTCGGCAGAGCGATACGTCCCCACGCCAGCAAAGAGGCTTCGTGGGTAGTAGACCTCTGTGGCACGTACCGCCTCTTCGGCAAGGTAGAGGACTTAGAGATGGTAGACACCTCCCCCGACCACAGAGGTCTGTGGCAGATACGCTCCAACGGCAGACCCCTGACGAATGTACTTATCCCAGCGAACTAAATAGACGAATGAATATTGCAGACCTAACCACGGATGAGCGCAGAGTACACCAGCTCACCGCTATGAACAGAGCCAAGGAGGCTCTCGCAGAAGCACACAACACGCACCCCAGCAATTGGCTCACGGGGCGAGAGGCTTGTAAGCTCCTCGGTGTCTCAATGCCCACCCTCCTCAAGGGTCGGGCAATGGGCAAGTACCAATTCGTGCACTACAACCGCTCACGCTACTACTATGACAGACGCAGTCTTGAAGCAGTCCTTGGAGCAGAGGGTGCTGGAGGCGATACGTGCGAGGCTTGACGAACTCCAGCGGGCGAAGAGAATACCCCTCATCGTCCGCAAAGAGGAGATCCCCGAGGTGGTAGGCTTGTCCTTCCGAGAGGTTAGACCAGCGTTGGTCGCTCTCGTGAATTCTGGGCAGATACGCTTCGGCAGGACTATCAGCAGTCAGTACTTCACACTCCCAGACCTATGAAGCTCACCAAGGACGAAGTCGCCCTACTTGACAAAGACCCGAAGGGCTTACTCGTTCGAGCTTACAAGCTCCACTACCCCGATATGAGCACCCGAGAGGTAGCAAAAAGAGTAGGGCTATCCCACACGAAAGTGCATCAGATATTTACAGCTGAATTTACAGCTGGATTTACAGCAAAATCCGCTCCACCAAAGGGTAAACAAGGCATCCCGTTTACACCTGAATTTACACCTGAATTTACAGCTGGTGACACCAAGGGCACGAAAAAAGAGCCCACTCTTACAACGCTCCTCAAGCCGATATTTGAGAGCTTCTTCAAGAGCAGGACAAATATGGACTTCGTATGGAGCGCAAAGGAGATGAAGAGCCTAAAGGAATTCGGCGAGAAGCTCAGGGCGTCAATCAAAGCCAAGGGCAACCCACACGAAGACGAGCATATAGAGTCGGCACTCCCGATATTCCTATCCAAGATAGACGACCCGTGGGTGCTATCCCACCTATCCCCCTCCATACTAAACAGCAAGTACAATGAACTCATATCACACATATCCCGACAGCGCACTCTTACCCGAGCAGAAGAGCGACAGCAGGCAGGCAATGCTCTTGAGGCACTCCGAGCTGGGGCTCTGTCTGTGCGCCAGCGATGAGCCAGCCCCGACGCTACCCCAGCTCTCCCGAGCGATGGATGAGGGGCTGGTCCGCTCTCTCTGCCAACTCAAGAGAGACCCCGAGGCATGTGAGCTGATGGAGGCAGAGGTGACGCTGGTAGTCACCGACCTATGGCTTTGGTTCGGGGCGAACGACAGCAGTGTGCGCCTCGCTCCTCAGCTGGTAAGGCAGATTATCAACACCTACCCCCATATGTACATAGACGACCTGCGCATCTTCGCAGAGAAGGCGAGAGCCTCCAGCTTCGGCAAGGTGTACGGCTCGTTCTCCCCCTCTACGATGATGGAGTGGCTTCGTACCTATTGGAACGACAGACAGCGAGCGATGGAGGAAGAGAGCTACGCACAGCACATATCTCGGAAAGAGGCGGGCAACTACTCCGCAAGCGCATCAGATAGATACTTCACCAACCTCGCTCACAAGATGACGAAATGAAGCGGACACCTACACAAGACGACATACAGCAGGCGATAGCCTCCAGCCAGCCCCTCCAGCGAAGCCTCGCAGGGATTATGGCTAAGGCGGTGGCAGACACCTTTGCCAAGCCCACGATGACGCAGAGCAAAGCCTACGCAATGTTCGGCAGGGCAAACGTGGAGCGGTGGTGCAAGCTCGGCTACCTTGAAGCCCGTAGAGCTGAGAGCGGACGAGTAGCCTACTACACCGCAGACCTAATCAACGCACAAAACAAGAGCTTTTACTGATGGAGAGAGGGCCAATGTACAACCGAGATGAGGTTGTGGAATTCGCACTTAGGCAGGTTATAGAGGGAGGAATGAGACCTCTCCACGCTGCGAGGCTTGCCGTGGACAAGTTCAAAAGATACACACCCCACTATATCTGCGATTTCGTCACGAAGCACCCACGATACAAAGAGTTCCGATGCGGTAAGCCTGCTGGTCCTGGCATCATCCCGATGGAGGTGCTGGAGGGCGTCCACAAGATCGTTACAGATAACCCGAAGATGCCGATAATGACCTGCATCCAAAAGTACAAAGAGGAGTCGGGGTGCCAATTCCCCGACGAGTCCATACGAGGTAAGTACCGACGAGTGATGGGGGGTGCAGATGGAGTGAAGAGAGGGCGGTACAAGACAGGGTTAGACTCCTCCGACTGCATCCTTGACCTATCCATTGATGAGCTGGTCCGCAGGGGCTACCTCTCAAGAGCAAAAGAATAGACACGCTTTAACACACGTAGATATGAATGATTTGAACGTAACTGGGCGAGTGCTCCAAATCCTCCCCCTCCAGCAAGGCACGTCCAAAGCGGGTAAGCCTTGGAAGTCCCTTGTGTTCGTCCTCGAAACGGGCGGGCAGTACCCAAAGAAGATACCTATTAAGCTCTTCGGAGAGAGCGTAGATAAGTTCCCTCTGCAAGTCGGGCAAGAGGTAACCGCCTCGCTTGACCTTGACGGGCGAGAATGGGAGGGTAAGTGGTTTGCCGAGATTAAGGCGTGGAATATCGTCTACCCACAAGCCCAGCAGGTGGCGCAACCCGCTTATCAGCAACCACCCGCTTATCAGCCACAGCAGACCTACCAGCAGGCTGTACCCCAGCAAACAGCGCCCGCACCTGCTCCAGCCCAGCCAGCGGTAGCCGATGATCTCCCATTCTAAATCGACAGAGACAAGATGAACAGAAAGCTCATCAAGCTATCCGCTATCATCATAGCCCAGCACGCTATGATCTACACAGCGATAAAGGTTGCCAACCGATACAGCGTGTGGATAGGCCTAGCCATCCTCATAGTTTCAGCCCTCTTAATATGGCCTATGGCCTTAACTCTAAAAGAATTAGTAAATCATGGTAAAGAAACTAAGTAAGATCGCCCTCTTGACGATCATGGCGCTACTACTCTGCGCCTGCGAAAGAGTAGAACCCAACTACGCAGGGGTGCTCATGGAGAACTACGGCAAGTCGGGGAAGGAAGATTTTTCGGTAGTATCTGGTCGAGTATGGATGATTCAGCCTGGTGCGGAGCTCTACCAAGTGCCCCTCTTCGAGCAACGGGGTGAGTTCAAATCGCCCGTACGCCTCAAGGCAGCAGACAACACAGAATTCTCTGCACGTCCGACATACTCCTACCGAGTGGCTAAAGACCGAGCCGTGGATGTAGTGTTTGACAATAAGCATATCGGATACGGAGACGACTTCCTCACGAGCGTAGAGGACAACGTGTTAGAGCCACGTATCTATGACCTAATCAAGGAGGAAAGTCGCAAGCATAAGACGGATAGCCTGATGGCGGATGGCGGTAGCCTAGCCTTCGAGCGTAAGCTAGAGGAGATCATCAGCCAAGAGTTCAAAAAGCGAGGGTTTACCCTGATCACCTTCTCCGCCCAGCTGGAGTTTTCGAACAAGGTGCGAGAGAAGATTGACAGCCGTAACGAGGTGAATACCAACATCTCCGTACTAGACCAGCAGATCCTAGAGCAGAAGAAGCGGAATGAGCTTGAAGAGCTACGAACTCAGCAAGCCCTCATCATCAGCCGAGGCCTCACGAAGGAAGTGCTCTACGCCAAGTTCATCGACAAGTGGGATGGGAAGACCCCACTGTATGGAGTAGCTCCAGAGTTCCTGCACCTCACTAAGTAACGACCAATCACATATAGGGGTCAGCAGTTAGCTATACCTCCACTGACCCCTATATGTGCCAAGCAGCAATCAGAATGAGCCTAGGCGCTATGGCATAGAAACCAAACACATCTTATCACACATCACAAAATAGCAACGACTATGACATACAGACTTTACAACGCAGATACGCTCAACCGCTACGCCAAGGACTGCCACCAGCGGGCAGTGGCTAAAGGCTTTTGGGATGAGCGTCACACCGTCGGGCATTATCTGATGCTGGTCGTCTCGGAGCTTTCCGAGGCAGTGGAAGCCGACCGCATCGGCAAGTGGGCGAAGCTCGACCCCGACACGATAGACACACTCCAGCGGATAGCGGGTGCGCCCTATGCTCAAGAGTTCCTCCGTGAGGTCAAGGATAGAGTGGAGGACGAGATCGCCGATGCAGTGATACGCCTTCTTGACCTGCTGGGGTGGATGCTCAAAGATCGTGCGCTTTCGGAGACGGAGGTAGAGAACGACTTAGGCGTATCTGCATTCTACATCTCTGGAGAAATGACGCTTGCCGATGCGCTGTGGCCTATCCTTCAGGAGGCGTGCTGCCTTTGTGGTAAGTACGCTCACCGCTACGCCATCCTCTACGTCATCAAGTCCATTGAGTTGCTCTGCGACCGCCTCGGCATCGACCTTATGGCTCACATCGACCTCAAGCTGAAATACAACGAAACACGCCCAGCTTTGCACGGCAAGAAATACTAACAGATATGGCGCAAGAAATACTGAAAGATAAAAGCAACAGGTGCGTCTATGCGACAATAGGTGCATCAAGCCATTCAGATGAGGATAGAGTGATAAACGACTACTACGCTACAGATCCAAACGCCCTGGAGCAGCTTCTCAAGTTCGAAGTATTCCACGAAAAAGTGTGGGAGCCAGCTTGCGGAGGGGGGCATCTAAGCCGTGTCCTCGAAGCTCACGGATACTCTGTTCGCAACAGCGACATCGTGGACAGATTGGGCGGTGGCGTAGAGATACTCGACTTCGTTGAAGGAGATACAGGTGTATGGGAAGGTGACATCGTAACCAACCCTCCATACTCCTTCGCACAGGAGTTTGTCGAGAAGGCTCTCTCTACAGTCGTCGATGGGTCAAAGGTGGCAATGTTCCTAAAGCTTACTTTCCTGGAAGGGAAGAGGCGGAAGGAAATGTTCGCAAAGTATCCACCGAAGAGAGTGTATGTATTTAGCCACCGCGTCACCTGCGCGAAGGGTGGCGACTTCGCTTCTACGAAGAGTAGCGCAGTCGCTTATGCATGGTTTATCTGGGAAAAGGGGTATAGCATGGATACTATCGTTCGATGGATATAATAAATCAGAAAGAACAATGACACGAAACGACATAGCAAAGAGCCTCAAGCCCATAGAGTGGGCGTACAACCATGAACTCTGTACATATAAGGCGACGATGAAGTCCGTTGGCGGAGAGATTGAGCTGGAGATAAAGTGTGTCAGTAACACACCTGCGAAGGCTCGACTACTTGCACTACTCAATAACAGCCCTATCACTGGATGCAGGCTACTACACAAGACCCTCGATAGTGCAATGGAGGAAGCCCGCAATATTATCATAACCGAGGTGTGTAGCCTCTTTGAACTCGACGAACAATGACAACGTACAACATCATCGACCTGCTCATCATCGCTTGCAGCAGTCTACTCGTATGGTCAATAGCAGCGACGCTCACGCTGTGGCACGAACGAAAGGAGCGAGAGCCAAAGGCAACCACCGCAACAGAAGTGGAGGACGAGCCGCCCACCGAGATACCCGAGAATGACAAGGGTTGGGGGGTACGCACTGGCTATGTAGAGCGAATGCGCACAGAGATAGTCAAGTGCTTGGATGGTAGCCCCTACTGCTACGTGAGCATCGAGGACCGTGGTAAGGGCGAGGCTCTCACCCACGGGGAGGCGCACGCCCTGCTCCTGCCCTTCCTGCAGAAAGGCTACTACGCCTACCGAGAGCTAACGGGCTGGACTGGGGACAAGGTCACCCGCTTCCGAGTGGCGAAGCACCGAGACGCTGAGCCTACCGCCCTCGAGATCACCGAAGAGCTACTAACTAAGAATGTACAGCTATGACTATGACGATCGAAGCATTCACCATCACCGTCTTCGTGGTCTGCGTTATCTCAATCGCGTTGTGCGCGTTCTTCTATTTCCGCTGTGTGGACTTAGAGTGTAAGGTGGACGTAGCCCAAGAGTCCAAGGACGCCCTGCGGGAGAGCATGAGCAATATCAACCGCTACCTCCAACAGCAACTCGAGCGGGTGAAGAAGGAGAAGCACGAACAGCGCAAGAAGCTCACGGCCGAGATACACGTCCTCCGCACCCAGCTCCACCAACTGAGGAAGGAGCAACAGAAGCAAGACAACTAACACATATAGCTATGACCCAAGAACAAAAAGCGAAACTGACAGCGTGGTGCCTCAACCTCCTTGTCACCTATCGTATCGACTACTTCCGAGGATTAGTGCTATCGGACACGGTGAACTTCTTTAACACGGAAGACCCAGACCGAATAGATATAGCGATAGAGAGCTGCAACGGAGCCGACTTCCTCCGATTTGTGCCCGATCAGAAGGACTACACCGAGCTACTTAGAGAGCTACGTGAGGTAGCGAAGGAAGTGCCTCTAAGCGACACCGCGCAGAGCGCCATCACCTTCGTCTTCGGTGGTGAATGGGGGGAAGCGATAGAAGCCCTCGACAAGCTGAGGAGCGAATGCAAGCATAACTAACCACGAGTGCGCCCTGCTGGCGGTTACCGCACGCGAGACCTTCACGCGACTAGGACGGTGGGGCGCACTCTAACCAAGCAACGACATGAAGAGGCAATACCCACTAAAGAGAGGCCCTAAAGGATGCTCCCTTTGGTACTACAGGGGCTATGTTATAAAGGGCTTCCGTCACTGCCGAGGGCAAGGGTTCACAGAGAGCCCTAATGTGACACCCTATGAAATATATAAGTCGCAAGAGGACTATGATAAGGGCGACCTTGACGACTTAGCTTCTGGACTCAAACACGCAATACGCCTCGTCGATGAGAGCATAGCGAAGGAGCAGGCACGAGCAAAGACAATAGGCATCACGCTATAAAAAACGAACTATGACACGAGAAGAACTACTAAAAGCCCTCCGACCGCTCGAATGGCGAAAACTGATGGGCGTCCTTAGGTCGACCTACAAAGCAGACCAATTCATAGACGGGGAGGCGTTCATCAGCGAGGTGTACCCGAAGTGGACTACCTCGTTCGACAACGTGTACTACAACACTTTGGCGGAGGCTAAGCAAGCGGCCGAGGAGTACCGCAAGAACAAGATACTATCACACTTTAACCTCGAGGAGAAATGACATGAGAAGGCAGAAGATAGCTGACGAGTTACGCCCTATTCAATGGTGGAAAGACGATGACGACCTCCTAATAGCGGAAGTAGGGCTAAAGTACAAGATCTTCATCCGAAAGGAGGGGAATGGTTTTGTCGTGTTCAGCTCGACAGATGACGGGTTCACGGATGGGTTCAGGGAGTATTGCGATACACTTGAGGACGCTAAAGTTGAAGCCCGAATATACCAAGTGGAGAAAGTACGTAGTATGTTCATAAACAACAAGAAATGACACGCGAAGAAGTAAAAGCGCAGCTGGCTAAATGCCCGCTGGAGTGGAAGGAAGACGATGGCAGGCCTGTCTACGGCTTACACTCAAGAGTGACGCTGATAGATGGTGAAGATGGAGACGAAGATGCGTACGACGCACTCCGCATCGACTTCCAGATAGACGTAAACAAGGCGAATAGCTCCTGTAGCGTCGATGTTAGCGCACACGGGAGGTGGGAGTTTGGGAGCTACGAACTTGCCAGATCCACAGGCTATATCATCCCACTCGAGGTACTCAAGGGAAAAGCTGAGGAACGCCGACTATCTATGGCGTGCCGACTGCTCGGAGTCAAGGAGTAACCTCAAGGAGTAGCACCACGAACTCAAGGAGTAAAATTCAAGGAGTAAAGGGGCGGAATAGGTTAACGAAAAGCCCCTTTGCTTAACATATCCACACCAATAGGTTAACGAAAACGCAAATACTTAACAGATGGAAGCGAACACCGCATTAAGCGAACAAATCGGAGGCAGTCACTATAAGGATATGCCCTTCCAGCCAATACGGCTTATCAACTATCTCAACCTTGACTTCTTCCAAGGAAACGTAGTCAAGTACGTCAGCAGGTACAAGCTCAAAGATGGAGTGCGCGACCTCGAGAAGGCGAAGCACTACTGCCGTATGGCAATGGAGATGGAGAGCCGCTCATCTCTCACTGAAATGACGGTATTGCAGGTTACGCTTGCCTCGAAATCCTTCGTTCTCTCCAACAGGCTTTCTCAGCTGGTAGCCGATGTTATCGTCTATGTATACGGGCGCAAGTGGGATGAAGCAGTTAGGGCTATCAATGTCTTAGCCAAGGAGTACAACCAGAGCGAGCTTGAGGCTGACAAGGAAAACGAGGGCGGAGGACGCCTGGATGACGATAAGCCGAAGATTAAGAGGGCACAGCAATGGGATGTCGAGATTGTATATCTCAAAGCTCGACACAACACCCCAAAAGAGTAACATATGGAACAGATATCGCTCGCACGAGCTTCGTACACCGACCGCAACGACAAGATGGTCACCGAGATCTACCTTGTATGTGGCAATGGAGGGGCGCAGGAAGCGAAAGAGCGTGTGACGAGCTACCTCAGCCTACTATCAAAAGGAGAAGTAGTGGCGGAGCACATAAGGGACATCTACGCATATTTAGACGAGAGCATCAGCAGTTGTGACGTAGGTGATAAGCACTTCATCGTGGGGCTTGCTGATGCGATCAAAGGCAAGCGTATTGCATCGCAAGACGGAGGCTGTATAGAGACTGACAGAGTGATCGTGCGGGCTCACAACGCTATTGAGGCTTGCAGTAAAGTTGGAGATGATTGGACAGTGCCCGTCTCCGTCACCCGCCTTCCATACATAGTAGACATAATCAGATAGTACAGACATGGAACAGAAACAGCCACGGATAAAGTGGACGACGCTCCCCAGGGGCTTGCAGATTGGCATAGACGAAGCCACTGGGGTTCTCTTCTCGATGAGGGGCTCACGCCTCACTATCGACTTCCACGGAGTATTCTCCGACCGCTACGGAAAGGCGGTTGCAGAGGCGTTCCTCGATGCACTGCATGCCACCCCCAAAGAGTAACTAACAACCAACTACACAGCCTATGCGAAAAACTACCACCTCAAAGAAGCGTGGAGAGCCGAAGCCCGACCCGTACGACCTGTTCGTATTCATTTGCCGAAGCTATCTCAAGGAGGAGTGCGTCCGTGAGCTTCGGTTTCACCCCGTGAGGAGGTGGCGCTTTGACTACGCCATCCCCTCCCATAAGATAGCCATCGAGGTAGAGGGTGGCGTGTGGACACAGGGACGGCATACTCGCCCCAAGGGCTTCTTAGGGGACATGGAGAAGTACAACACCGCCACCGCTCTCGGCTGGCGTGTTCTCCGTGTCACGCCCGAGACCCTCACCACTGGGGCTACACTCGACCTCATCAAGCAGACCATCAGAACAACTCAACAGACAAGCAAATGAATACCACCGAGAAGCTCACATTGTCGGAAGCGGTCAAGAGGGCATACTCCACCCTCCCCGACTACATGAACAAGTACCTCGCCCGTGACCTCGTCATCACGGGGGTAATCCTGCATACGCACCCCGAGTGCATAGAGATGAGAGCGCGACTGCCCCGCCACTTCGCAACGGATTTATCCCGAGAGCTGCGGATGAACCGCACTCTGCTCTCACGCTCTATCCCTGCGCTCATCGTGCGCTACAATACCTGCCCCGAGGACAAGAGGGCGGTGGTGGGTATCCTGGATAGTCTCAGAGACATCACCTGAGTCCTGGGGTGAGGTTTTAAGGTTTTCACTCACACTCCGCAGTTAGTGAAATTCAACGAATCGACAAGAAAAACTAAGAACACAATACTACTATATATAATAGGTGATTTTCATGTGCCGAAATTATTTTCACTAAAAATTTGGTCGTGTGAAAAACTTGTCTTACCTTTGTAGTGTGAGAGAGCAAGAGATGCAATCCACACGTAACGTAAAAGACAAAAGACAATGTTCAAGAAAATCAATGGTCGCGGTTTTGACGTGATCGAAGTAAGAGGGTTCGAGTTTGCAATGGGTCGTCAATGCCCAGATATGAGATGCCTGAACCTGGGCGAAGTATCGCAAGAAGAAGGTATCTCTATCATCAAAGAAGCCCTTGAGGCGTTCGTAAGAGAACTGCCAGGGCGTGGCGGGTGGCGCATCGAGGCGTTCGACAGCCAAGACGTATGCTACGAAGCATGGCTGAAAGAAGAGGGTGACAAGACCTACAATGTGAGTATAGATGGTGAGGTTGTTGCCACCGAAGACGCAACCCCTCTCAACGAGCTAATCGTGAGCCTTATTGGCGAGATGGTAGAAGAGTAAGAAATCGTCCGGGGTTGACGATGGTCAGCCCCGGACTATCAAAAAGCACCGGTATAGACGTAACGTAAACAAGACAAAGACAATGAATCTACCCTACGAAAAGTTTTATGAAGCGCGCGCACTCTGCGGCATCCCTAACCTCGAAGTATTGATAGAAATACTAAATCGTCAAATTGATGTAAACCAATTCACGCCCGAACAAATAGCTGGCATAGCAAAAGCAATGAGCTGTATATATAGATATGGCATCCCTGTGAAGACAAGGTATATATAGCCCAACCCCGCCACAAGATCGAACTAAAAAGCAAAAGACAATGGATACTAAGAAGCTCAGCTACCGCCAAGGCGAGTATGCACTAACCCCATCAAAGAAGTATGCAGACACCTACACACTCAGGGTTGCCGACCTTGTAGAGTTCGTGGGCAGTGAAGACGACGCAGAGGACCTCGTCAGCACGCTGTTAGAGCTCAGCTACAGCGAGGCTATCAAGCGCTGCGAGAAGCAAGCCGAGACGGGCGACCTTCTCATGGCAAACAGCTCTATCGAGATTGACACGAGAAACGAGAGAGGTGAGTACGGCTGGATAAAGGTCAGCACCCGATACTTTTGGGGCGATGATGTCGCTGACATTGAGGTAGACGTATATGTCGACAGCATCATGAAGGACGAAGCCGACGAGGACGACGAAGAAATAGAAGACAACGTGAAGTACAATGATGTGCTTCGTGCTCTCAAAGCTGAGGCGTTCTACCGCAAGATGAACGATGGCGAGCGTGGTGAGTTTGAGTGCATCTACGACAAGTCGGTAGAGGCTTATCGCAAACTTCACCCCGAAGAGTTCGAGGATGAAGACTAACAGCAAGAGGGGGCGGGTAACACCGCTCCCTTCGTCATTTCAAAGAAAATAGTAACATATTGGCTTTTAGGTATAAAGCCAATTTCATATCAACTAACTTTACATACACAAGATTAAGATTATGAACTACTCAGATCGCATGCAAGCCTACATGGCTGAAAACGGCATCGACGCTAAGGGCGTCGTCTACCTCACCATCGCACGTGAGCCACTCGAGCGCATCATCTCGGGTGATAAGACGGTAGAATTCCGTGACCTCTCAGACTACTACCTCAAGAAGCTCTTCAAGGTAGAGGGTGACGCTGTTGTGGGCTTGAAGCCCTTTACGCACGTCCTCTTTCAGGCGGGCTACTCAGCTACCTCGCCCCGTGCGCTGGTAGAGTTCATCGGTGCAGGTACGAAAGAGGCAGAGCAGAAGACCCCCCTCACAGAGAGAGGCAAGAAGGTCTATGCAGAGGCAGAGAGAGAGGGCTTCACCGAGGACGACGAGTGGCTGGGCATAGAGCTTGGCCAGGTGTTCGTCGTCGAGAACTTCTAAGACACTAACCGCAGCGCATGGCCACGAGGGCTATGCGTATCATCATAACCAACTTAACTATCTTACATTATGGCAAAGGGTGATAACATCCGACGTTACAACAACGTGCGATCTGGTGTAGCTGCCGAGAACCGAGCTGTAAAGAACCGCCCAGGTGGGTGGTCAGCTGGCGAAGCTCGACGCACGCACCGACGAGCCAACGCACGTGCCGTTAGGGCGCTCAGAGCGTCATCGTACTAATCATGCGCCTCGCTATTGAGTGCATACGGCAGATAGCGTCCAAGTCGGACAAGGTGATACTATTCCACTCGGCAACGGGTAAGGATAGTATCGCCTTGCTCGATTTATGCTACCCATACTTCAAAGAGATCGTGTGCGTCTACATGTACATGGTAGAGGGCTTAGAGCATATAGACAAGTACATCATTTGGGCGAAGCAGAAGTACCCCAGGGCTCGCTTCATCTCAGTCCCGCACTACGCCCTCACTCAGTACGTCAAGGACGGGGCGTTCGGCTGTGAGCAAGACCCCAAGCAACGCATCAAGCGTCTAAGCGACATCACCGAGGACGTGCGGGCTATGACGGGCATAGATTGGGCTATCTACGGCTTCAAGCAGACCGACAGCCTCAATAGGTGCATCATGCTACGTACCTACGAGAGGCAGATGATCAACGAGGCTACGAAGAAAGCCTATCCCCTCTCGCACTACACGAACAAGGACGTAGAGGCGTATATCAAACACAAGAGGCTCATACCTTCGCTCAAGTACGGCAAGGGGCAGAGCCAAGGCACGGACGTGTCGAACATCCCGTTCCTAATGTTCTGCCGAGACAAGTACCCGCAAGACCTCGAGCGAGTGATAGCACGCTTCCCCGAAGTAGAGAAGATACTATTTGACTACCTTAACTACGACCCCAAGTATGACCAAGGCGATTAAGCAAGCCCCAGCCCGTGAGGTGATGCGCTCGTCTATACACTTCGCCTCCTACAACCCCCGCAAGCTCTCAGAGGACGCACGCAAGCGCCTCAAGGCAAACCTCAAGCGGATAGGCTTAGCAGGGGGTATCGTATGGAACGAAGAGACGGGCAACCTCGTATCAGGGCACCAGAGGCTCTCTATCCTTGACGAGATACAACGCTACGACCCCGAGACGGGCGAAAACGACTACCCCATCAGAGTAGAGGTACTGCACCTCACGGACAAAGAGGAGAAGGAGCAGAACATCTTCATGAACTCTACCACCGCACAAGGGGAGTTCGATAGTGACCTACTCGCAAAGATGCTACCAGATATAGACGTAGACCTCGCAGGTCTCGACAGCTCGGACATCAGCATTCTAATGGCTGAGACATCAGCATTCGACATCACAGACTACCACCAAGCCTCATCACAAGGCTTCACGAGTGTATCTGCACCACTCACAGACGAAGAGCGACAAGCACGCAAGGAACACGTCAAAGAGGTAAGAGCGCAGACGGCGGGTAAGATGGAAGGCGAGTACTACGAGGGAGAAGCCTATGTAACACTCTCCTTTCAGAGCTACGCCAATAAGCTCTACTTCATGGAGATGCTCCAGCACGCCCTACCCGACCAAGGTATCAACCCCTCGGACAAGTACCTCAAGGGCGAGGCGGTACACGAACTAATAGCAGGATAGGGATATGGCAAAGAAGGAAGAGAAGAAGGAGGAGGCAAAGCCAAAAGGTGGCACTCGCGCGCGCCCAGAGGGTGCAGGGCGACAGAAGCTTGAGGTTCCGCCCATTGAGACCATCCGCAGGCTCGCAGAGTCCACTATGGGCAACAAGAGCAAGGTAGCCGAAATGCTTGGTGTCTCCCGCTATTGCCTGCTTAAATGGGAGAGGGAGCATCCCGAGATAGGCGAGGTGTTCCTTGAGCAGTGGGACAAGCGTTTGTACACCTGCCTGGATACCGCCTATCTCCTTGCCCTGGGGCAGACGGGGACGGACGAGAATGGCAATAAGATCTACACCACCCCTCCCGACCCCAATATGCTCCGCTTTCTGATTGAGAAGCTCGGTAAGCAAGCGGGCTTCGGGCAGGAGGTGTCGGTGAACGTCAGCGGTGAGATGAGCGTGGGCGTGCCTATCTCTAAGTGGATAGCAGATAATACCGAGTAGCTATGTCCGTAGAGAGGGAGACTAATACCCCCGTACACTCCGTCTACCACCCGCTCTACACGAACAAGGATAAGTTCATTGTGCTTATCACGGGTGGGCGTGGCTCGGGGAAGAGCTTTGAGGTGGCTCGCTTCCTTGAGCGCCTCACGTTTGAGAAGGGGCGCAAGATACTCTTCACACGCTACACGCTGGTATCAGCGAGTAAGTCTATCATCCCCGAGGTGGAGGACAAGATAGAGCGAGACGGCACGCAGGAGTACTTCAAGGTGACGAAAGACCGCATCATCAACAAGTACACAGGCAGTGAGCTTATGTTTATGGGTATCCTCGCCTCCTCGGGCAACCAAACGGCAAAGCTCAAGAGTATTCAGGGAGTATCGGTGTTCGTGTGTGACGAGGCGGAGGAATGGCGAAGCGAAGAGGACTACGACAAGATGGTGCTATCCATCCGTACTAAGGGGGTGCAGAATATGGTCATCGTGGTAATGAACCCCGCCAGCACCTCCCACTTCGTCTATCAGAAGTACATCAAGGACACGCACCGCATAGAGGTGATAGATGGGGTACCCGTGCAGATAAGCACGCACCCCAACGTGCTACACATTCATACCACCTACCTTGACAACTTAGAATACCTCTCTCGGGAGTTCGTGAGCGAGATTGAGGACATCAAGGCGAACAACCCCGAGAAGTACCAGCGTATCGTCATCGGGAAGTGGTCAGAGATGAACGAGGGGGCTATCTTCAAGAAGTACTCCGTGGTGGACTCTATGCCCCACTTCGTACAGCGTTGCGGGCTGGGGCTGGACTTCGGCTATACCAACGACCCCACGGCTGGTATCTTCTGCGGTGTGTATGGCAATACGCTCTACCTTGACGAGATATGCTACAGCACCCACATGGGGAGCGATGACATTATCAGAGCCCTACGGCAGTACTCCAGCTTTGACATCACGGCAGACTCTGCCGACCCCCGACTCATTGACGAGCTGAGGGCAGGTGGCTTGCGTGTTTCTCCCGTGGTCAAGGGCGCTGGCAGTGTCATTGCTGGTATCAACAAGATGCTGGAGATGGACATCTGCATCACCGCACGGAGCAAGAACCTGCAATACGAGCTTGACAACTACTGCTGGGCTAAGGACAAGGACGGGCAGTACACGAACGAGCCGATAGACGCTAACAACCACCTCATAGACGCTACCCGCTACTACATACTACGTAACATCCTCGGCTGGTCGGGCACACAGAGGCGAAGCTACGAGGGCATATTTTAGACTATATGGAACAGACAGACAAGACGCTGGAGGCGAAGCTCTCCGCTATCCCTAAGGTGCGAGCCAAGTATAAGGAGGAGCGCATGGCCATACTCCGAGAGCAGTGGGAATACTCCCGCCACGAGGTGATGAGTGAGGCGCACCGCCCCGATGATAGGGTGATGGTAAAGGACGAAGAGGTAGACGTCAACGGCAGGCGTACGGGAGCGGTGTACGAGACAAAGAAGGTCAACCGCATATCCTCACCTCTTGAGCAACTCATCGTAGAGATACACACCGCCTTTGCCGTGGGGCTACCACCCGACCTGCAAGCCGTAGCCAAGACGAAGGAGCAGGAGTATATGCTTGACCTCATCCGTGAGACGGAGAAGAAGAACAAGATACGCTTCATCAACCAACGTGCCGTTCGTTCCGTCCTCTCCGAGACGATTGTAGCCGAGTATTGGTGGGCAGTCAAAGACCCCGAGTTCTACGAGGACAAGGAGTACGCCCGTGGGGCAGACACACGCCTCCGCTGTGAGCTGTGGTCACCCTTCAACGGGGATAGGATAGTGCCTATCAAGGACGCCTATGGCGACCTCGTCTCCTTCTACCGCTTCTATTCGGTCAAGGTAGACGACAAGGAGGTGGAGAAGCTGATGGAGATTGACGCTACCCACGTCTACACCTACGAGAACGTGAAGGGCAAGGGCTGGACGCTCATCTCGCAGGAACTCCACGGCTTCGACAAGATCCCCGTTATCTACATGGAGATGAAGCACGCCCTCTGCGACCGCATACAGAGTAAGCGTAAGCGCATAGAGGAGTTGGAGAGCAACTACGCAGACTGCATCAACGATAACTTCTTCCCCAAGGTGCTGGTCCGTGGATCTGTGTCGGGCGTACAGAAATCGGGCAAGACGCAGACCATTCAGATGACGGGGAATGAGGCGGACGTGCGTTACCTCACGTGGGATCAGTCCACCAGCGCAGCGGAGGGTGAGCTTGCCCGCCTCGTGGATGACTGCTTCACTATGACGATGACCCCACGTATCAACCCCAAAGACCTCCAAGGGCTGGGGACTGCCCTCTCGGGTGTCGCCTTCAAGTATGTGTTCATGGGTGCGCATATAGCCGTCCGCAAGCATGAGGAGGTTATCGGTGAGTACCTCGCCCGCAGATATAGCTTCCTCAAGCACGCTATCTCCCTGCAAGTGCCAGCGGTGAGGGCTGGCAGGTCGCTCCGCCTTGACCCCGTTCTCGTCCCCTTCACCATTGAGGCAAGCACCGAAGAGACGAGCAAGGAGGGTGAGGATAAGCCCAGTGAGGGCAAAGCTACACCCGCCAAGACCGAGGGAAAAGAATAGCAACCAACCCCTAACAACGACAGCCCCGTGGAGTACCCTCTCTGCGGGGCTTTTTTATGCCCAAAAGCACAGAGGCAGAGGAAATTAGTAACATATCTCTATTTCTACCTAAACCCAATATCAAGCTATCTATATTTGTATATATCTGATAGCTTAACGATATGAAAACTAAAATCTTACAACAGCTCAAACAGAGATACTCCAATCTCGGGGTGAGTGACAAGGCATTTGATGGGGTAGCCGAATTCTTATCAAAAACCATCACCGAGGAAGAACGTATCGCAGAGTCGGTGGCAGGCGCAGAGTCTTTCCTGAAGGCGTATCAGTCCGACGTGGATAAGGAGCGCACGAGCGCTTCCGCCCTCCGCAAGGAGCTTGAAGCCCTCAAGAAGGAAACCCAGCCCAAGTCTACCGACCCTAAGCCAAACGACAATCAGGGGAACGAACCCACCGAGCGAGAGAAGGCACTGCTGGAGCGTATGGATGCGCTCCAAGCGCAGTTAGGCCAGCTCATCGGTCAACGCTCCCACGAGGGTAAGCTGGCGCAGATCACCGCCCTCCTCGGGGAAAAGAATATTCCCGAGTCCTTCTACACCATGGCTCTAAGCGGGCGCACCTTCGGCGAAGATACGAACGTAGGCGAGCTGGTAGCTAACATCGAGCAGGGCTACACGAAGTTCCAAGACGAGAGCGCCAACGACCGCTTCAAAGGAGGCAGTAAGCCCGAAGCAGGAGAGCCGTCTAACAATGACGTGATGGCCTCTATCGTGAAGCAGGTGAACGAAGGTACGGAGGCAATCCTTAACGAGAAGAAGTAAAAGAACATGGCAAAAATCAAGTATGACGAAAACGCGTACATGCCCGTCCACGAGCTGTATCGCGTAGAGACGGGCTACCGCCTCTCGGGAGGTTTCAACCTCGACGTCACGGGTCTCACGGCTGGCTCCGTAGTCCCTCCCCTTGCGCCTATCTCCGTCGACAAGGTCACCCGCAAGGCTACCCTGCTCAAGCGTGTGCGCGTCGTAGAGACTGGTTCTGGGAAGAAGGTCAAGGTCTCCAAGTACGCTAACCTTGCGAGCGGTATGTTCCTCTCCAACGGAACGGCAACGCTCACCATCGACAGCGTAGACACCTCCGACAAGGAGTTTGATACCATCACGGCTAAGGCTGACGTGTCGGCATTCACCAAGGGTGCAGTCCTCTTCGAGGCTACCGCAGCTACGGGGAATACCGCCAAGGGTAGTGCCGACTACCTCACCTATGCACCCGTCAAGGTGGAAGAAGGGGCTACCCTCACCGCTCTCGGTCGTGCCTTTGAGGTAGATACGGACAAGCTCTATATCCCAGTCACGGAGGAGGACAAGAAGGCGCTCACCGCCCGCTTCCTCTTCGTCTAAGCCAACCAACTAACCAAAACCGACAGATATGAATTTGACTATTGATAGTTTCCTCGGTCACGCTGGCTACGTCAAGTCAGTATCAGACCGAGCGCTGGCTACGGAGCGCAACAAGATCGTCCTCGGCAATTACATGAGCTTCGAGTACACCCCTACTCGAATCTTCAAGTCCGTCTACGGGGCGACTACCGCAGTGCGCATGGGTTCGGTCATTGACCGCAACGCTGGCAAGGTTCTCCGTGGTCGTGCGCCTATGGGTGACGCTACTCTCGAGGTAGCAGACATTGCCGACCGCTTCCAGATGGACAACGACCGACTCGAGAAGCTCAGCGATGTCATCAAGCAGGTGAACGCTGGGAAGCTGGGCTACGATGCGGTAGTAAATACCCTTGTAGACGACTTCCGTGAAGCCTCTATTGCCCCGTACAAGCGTGCGGAAAAGGTCCTGTTTGACCTCATGTTCAACGGGAGTGCGGAGGTGACGATCGGAGACAACCCCAAGGGCGTGTCTATCCTCGATATGAACCTCCCCATCCTCAAGGCAGAGGCCAAGGCAAGCGACAAGGATAACTTCGTCGAGTTCCTCGTAGACCTCCGCGAGAAGTACAGCCACATCAATTTCGGGTCGATTGAGATGAATTCGGCTACCTTCATTAAGTACTTCGCGAAGAATAAGGGGCTGGTGGATCGATACACCATCAACAGAGGCACTTCGGAGGTCCAGTCTAACGGGATCGCTTCGCTCAACACGGTCAATACGATTTTGACCGAGCTGGGTCTTCCTTCTATCCGCATCGTTAGCAATATCGTAGAAGACCTTGAAGGTAAGACCTACCGCCTCTGCCCCGACGACAAGATTGTCTTCCTGCCCGAGGGTGAGATCGGTAAGATGCGCTTCTATGAGCCCTACGAGCTTCGAGACCCTGTCCCAACCAAGACGTACACCGCCCTGGCTGGCAACCACATGATCTCCACACAGCGCACGGATGAAGGTCGTTTCATCGAGTACGCTTGTGCGTGGATCCCCGAGGTGCGTCTGCCTAAGCATATCCTCTCAGTAGACCTCAAGGCTATTAAGCAGTAGACGATATGACCCCGCAGGAGTATATCCAAGAAAAGTACCGAGCTATGGGGGTAAGCCTATCGGATGGCTATGTGTCCTCTCTGCTTGTCAGCAAGGGGCTATCCCCGAGCGACGATACCTGCTTCTATGAGGCGGGAGGCGTGGAGCGTGTACACAGAGCCTTCGTAGAGAGCCTGCCCGAGTTCCTTCTGATGCCAAGCTCCGTGAGTGAGCTGGGGGTGTCTATCTCTCGTGCGTCAAAGGACGACATAGCTAAGTACTACCGCCTTGAGTGCCGACGCCTCGGGCTTCCCGATATGCTCTCCGAACCTCCAAGAGTGCGCTTTCTATGATTTACGAGAACGGATATATACAAGCGATAGAGACCGAGCAAGGTAGCTTCGATGACAAGGGGAGACCCGTGTTTTCGGGGGCTGTCGAGTGCGAGCTTATCCCTTGTATGTTCCGCTCCTCGGTCAATGACAAGCGAGGGACGTACAAGGATGGCGGGCATTCCCGCTACGCCTACGAGGTACACCTTGAACCTGTATCAGTAACTGCGAAACGCGCAAAGCTATACCGAGAGGATGGAAGTCTTATCGGTGAGTTCACGATACAGAGCTGGGAGTACGCCCGCATACTCAACTTCACGCAGATTATCTTAGGCTGATGGAGTTACGGGAGTTCCTCGCAGAGGTGCGCAAGGAGGCTATCACCGAGGTCATCGATGATGTTCGCTTCATCGCTAAGGGGTGCTATGAGGAAGCTATCCGACGCAAGCAGTATGCGGATAAGTCGGGTAGGCTCTCAGCCTCCATAGGATGGGCAGTGTGCTACGATGGCAAGGTGGTGCATTCGGGCGGGTTTACGGGAAACGGAAGGAAAGCAAGCGCAGGGCAGTCCGCAGGTCGTGAGGCGGTGCAGGAGCTGGCAAGAGAGAGCAAGGGCATACGCCTTATCCTCGTTGCTGGCGCTCCCTATGCAACGCAGGTTGAAGCTAAGGGCTTTGATGTGACGACCTCGGGCGAACTCTTAGCGGAGGAGATGGTGCAATGGTGGCTGAATAATGCGTAAGACGGGATTAGCAATAGAGGAGTATATCCACGGGCTTCTCAAAGGGAAAGTAGTGGTTAGTGGTGGTGTGTACAGAAATGGCACACGACCCTTTGATAGCAACGTGGAGGACGTTGTGGTATCCTTTCTCACGGGGAGGGATAGCTTAGACGGCTTCTCTCAGAGCGGTGTCGTCAATGTGAACGCCTATGTTCCTATGCGCAATTTCGGGGAGCCTCTATTAGTCAAGGACGTTAAAAGGTGCGAAGAGCTGGAGGAAGCTATCTCACAGCTCGTAGATGCACACCGCACAGGGGACTTTCTCCTTGTTCTTGACGGGACTCCCACCACCTTCTCCGAAGAGGGCTTTAGCGTGGTGAACGTACGAGTCAAATACAAGTATAACAAACTAACAGAGTAACAGATATGTCATATCAGGATACTAACAACACCGCCTGGGGCAAGGTAGAAGTCCAGGTGGGAGCCGTGAACGCCACGGACGGGAGCAAGATGCCCACCGCAGGGATGGCCCTCATTGGCTTCGTCAAGGAGGGTTCGATGAGCATGGAGCAGGAGGAAGGCGACAAGAAGGAGTGGAAGGCTGTAGGCGGTGAGATCGTAGACACCCTCACCAACGCTTCTGCCCTCCGCATCAAGTTCCACGTGAAGAACCTCAACAAGAGCGTGATGGAGAGGGTGTTCAACGTCAAGGAGGTTGGCGACACTCTCGAGGTAAACAGCCTCGTATCTACGAAGGAGTGGGCGCTGGCTATCATCCCTGAGACGGTCGGAGCCGAGGTCTTCAAGGCTCCCCGTGTCAAGCTCACGGGTGCTATCGCCTTTAGTGAGGATGCAGGCTACGGGATTGACGTCACGGCTACGATCCTCAAGGCGAAGGTGGACAGTCCCCTCTTCTCTCTTGAAAAGAAAAAGGCTCTGTGATGAAGCTCCCTTTATTCAAGAAGAAGGCAGAACAGATGGTATCGGATACGCTCCTCTCGGGGGGCGTGTCCGTGTCCATCGGCTCTACCGAGTATAAGGTCTACCCCCCTACGCTGGCTACGTGGGTAGAGGTGTCGGCTCTCATTGCGCAGGTCACGGACGTAGAGGAGCGTGAGATGACGCTCTACGACCTTATCGCCCTGGGCGGTGACGCAGAGACCTACGCACATATCCTCGCTGCGTTCATCACGGGCGTGAAGCGAGACAACGAAGCGGAGCGACACAAGACAGCCGAAACGCTCCTCTATACCGCCACTATCCCTGACCTCGCCACTGCTCTATTCAACGTGCTGGAGAGTGCGAACATCGGGGAGCTTTTTATGCTTACCACTTCCCTCAAGAGGACAGCGATAACGAAGCCAACGAAGGAGGTGGGGAGCGAAACGACAGCCCCTGGGCACGAATAGGCAGTTTCGCCAAGTACTATCATCTGATCTTTGATTACGTCCTCTACGAGCTCAGCTATACGAACTTCCTTCTATACTCTAAGGCTATCCCCAGCTACAAGCCCAAGGATGAGGGGAAGAAAAAGACGACGAGCCGTGGCATGTCCTTCGGGGACTTCACCTCGGCACTCAAGAAAATAGCGCAATAAATGGCACACAAGACGTTCTCTGTCACCCTTGACCCTACGGAGTTCATAAAAGGCACGAAGAGCTTAGAAGAGAGCTTTGACCGCCTCCAACAGAAGATCCAAGGGACATCAACGAAGCTACCCAGCTACAGCGCCCCCATCAGCGAGGCGAGAGGCGAGGTAGACCTGCTCAGTAGCTCCTTCCAGCGTGCTGCAGGACTTGCAGCGGGTATCTTCGCTGTGAGTGGTGTGCAGGACTTTGTGAGCAAGCTGTACAGCGTGAGAGGGGAGTTCCAGCAGTTGGAGATCTCATTTAAGACGATGCTCGGCAGTGGGGAACAGGCTAATGAGCTTCTCGCCCAGCTGGCACAGACCGCAGCGTCTACCCCCTTTGACTTGCAGGGTATTGCCTCCAGCGCAAAGAATATGCTTGCCTATGGCTTCGCAGCCGATCAGGTGAACGATACGATTGTGCGCCTGGGGAACGTGGCGGCGGGTCTATCTCAGCCCCTGGGGGATATTGTCTACCTCTATGGTTCTCTCCGTGCTTCGGGGCGTGTCACGAACATAGACATTAGGCAGTTCGCCAACCGAGGCATCCCCATCTACGAGGAGCTGGCGAAGGTGTTAGGCAAGAGCGTGAGCGAGATTAATAGGCTTGTATCGGCTGGTAAGGTGGGCTTCTCCGACATTGAGCAGGCGTTCCAGAACATGACCAACAAGGGCGGGAAGTTCTACAACCTCATGCAGGCGCAGAGCGAGAGTCTCACGGGGCAGATCTCCAACCTGCAGGACAACATAGATATGATGTTCAACGAGCTGGGGAAGGCTTCCGAAGGTGTCCTATCGTCGGGCGTGAAGGCGGTAGCCTACCTTGTGGAGAACTACGAGAAGATCGGCAAGGTCATTGCAGGTCTCATCGTGACCTACGGGGTGTACCGCACGGCCGTGATTACGAATATCGCCCTTACCAAGGGGTGGGCAGTTGCCACGAGGGTGGACGCTATCGCCAAGGGCATTCAGACGATCGCCACGAACGCAGCGACGCTCTCCACCAACCGCCTAACCGCCGCTATGCTCGCCAACCCCTACGGGGCTATTGCGGTAGCTCTCACGGCAGTGATAGCGGCTATGTGGGCGTTCAGCGACTCCACGACCGCAGCCGAACGGGCGCAGAAGGACTTCAACGAAGAGAAGAAGCGAGCCGAGGAGCAGGAGCAGAAGCACAAGGAAGCCGTAGAGGCTCTCTTAAACGTGGTGCGTGACGAAGCCTCCGCCACGGCAGACCGACAGAGTGCGCTGGAGCAGTTGCAGAAGTACTACCCTCAGATCTTCTCTAAGTACGATACCGAGACGCTCAAGCTCCAAGACATCGCCAAGCTCAAGCGTGAGATTGCCGAGTACGACGGCAGGGCGAAGGTGGACAAGGCTAAGAGCGAGATTGAGGGCTCAGAGAAGCGCATCAAGGAGCTAAAGGAGAAGATTGATGATGCGACTAAGAACGTTTCCAGCCAAACCAACCTCACCGAGCGACGAAAGACGCTCAAAGCCCTGCGAGAGAAGCTTGAGTACGAGGAGGAGCAGTACAAGCAAAAGCGCTCATTCTACGGCAAGGTAAGCGACAACCAGCTCCTTAGCGGTGGAAGCCTTGCGAGCCTCACGGACAAACAGCTCTCCGCTATGCTCCAAAACATTGAAGGGGCTAAGAAGCGCATCAAGGGTAGCGTGAACACCAAGTCGTACCTATCTGGCTCTATTCTCAAGGGGGCGTATGATGAAGCTGGGTGGGAGGAACTTGTGAGGCGCATCAAGAGCGAGCAGGAAGCCCGCAAAAAGCCCATCAAGTCGTACAAGGACGCTGTCACCGACCTCAAGAAGGAGGAGGAGAAGGCGAACAAGGAGCTAAAGGCGTTCAACAGCCTCACGGCTCAACAGCTCAAGCGCAAGAAGGATGAAGCCGTCAAGAACGGCAACTACAACTGGAACCCCGACGAGGAGCGCAAGCGCCTCAAGGAGGAATACGACCTCAAGAAGAAAGCCCGAGAGGAATACGAGAAGGGGGCAGGCGAGACGAGCAAGAAGGGCGGAAGCCGTAAGCACTCAAAGGAAGAGAGCGAAGCCCACACCAAGGCACGCCAAGCCGAAGAGCGCAGACTGCAAGAGGAACAGCGCACACGTGAGCTGGCACGCTCCCGCAGAGACGCTGAACTCAACCTTGAAGCTGAGCGCATAGCCCTTATGCAGAATGGCTTTGCCAAGGAGATGGCAGAGTTACAGCTCCAGCACAAGCGCAAGATGTCCGCCTTTGACGACCAGGTGCAGGAGCGCCTCGCCAAGGTGCGTGAGGCTGAGAAGCTGGAATGGGAGGCTACCCACGACAGCAAGAAGGAGGTCTACAAGCAACGCAAGCTCACCGAAGCCGACCTAAGCGACACAGACCTCAATCAGATACTCGCAGGGCGAGAGCTGGCTGACCAAGCACTCGCAGAGGGACAGGGGAAGATTATCAAGGAGCTACGGAATAAGTACCTCTCCTACGAAGAGCGCAAGACGGAGATCAAGAAGCGCTACGAGGCAGAGCGCAAGATCATTGACGATACCTCGCTCCTACTCGCAGAGCAGAAGACCTCCGCCCTCGTAGAGCTGGCGAAGAAAGAGGCAGACGAGCTCAAGGCAATAGACAACGAGCGCTACGAGCATACCCAGCGCACGAACCAGCTCTTTGTAGAGCTCTTCGCACAGCAGGGAGAGCGCACGGTGGCACAGATGCGTAGCACCATCGCCACCGCCCGTGAGATGCTGGACTACCTCGCCAATACGCCAGCGGACAAGCTGGAAGGGCGATTTGGTATGAGTGCAGATGAACTCGCCTCTATACAGAACTCCCCCGAGAAGCTCAAGGCTATCACGGACGCTCTGAGGGGCTTGCGTGACGAGCTGGGCAACTCCTCTCCGTGGCAGTCGTTCATCTCCTCTATGGAGGACGCACTGAGCCGTGGCAAGAGCGCCATAGCGGACTACAAGAAAGCCCGCAGGGAAGCCACCTCAGCGACCACCGAAGAGGAGCGAGCCAGCGCACAGAGGAAGGCGGATATAGCCTTTAGCCGTGTCGGTCTCTCGGTTACGAAGATTGGCAAGAGCGTGAAGGATGCTACGCCCCTCGTGCAGGATCTGGGGAAGTCCTTCGGTGCTATCTTCGGTAACAGCGCTATGGAGGACGCAGTGGAGGGGCTCACGCAAGCACTCTCTGACCTCGGTGGAGTAGCTTCGGGCATCGGCTCTATCATCAGCGGGGACGTGCTGGGGGGCATTACCTCTATTGTGGGCGTTATCGGCAACCTCATGAGCCGTGCGCAGAAGGTAGAGCGTGAGGTGCTGGAGAAGCGCAGGAAAGCCCTTGAGGCGCTCACCCGCACGCAAGAGGAGTACAACGCTGCCCTCCTCAAGGCTAACCTACTCTACGAAAAGGGCTCTACCATCTTCGGGGATGACGTGTACAAGCGTGCTACTAACTCTATCAGCGTGGCACGCCAAGCGATGGAGCAGTTCCGTAAGTCCGTAGCCTTCTCCGACAAGGAGTTAGAAGGTGATGGCGTGCTGGACTTCATCGGTGTTGGCGGTAAGCCCGAAGACTTCCCCAAGCAGATGCGTAGGGCTATGGAGCAGATCCGCAAGCAGATCAAGAACAAGCTCCTCCCCACGCTCAAGGGTGAGTTCGCCAAGCTCCAGAATATCTCCGTCAAGACGGGTAGCCACAAGGAGGGCATATTGTGGGCGAGACATAGCGTAGACGACTACACCACCCTCGGCAAGCTCTACCCCAACCTCATAGACAAGAGCGGTAAGCTCAACGTCGCCCTCGCAGAGTCTATCCTCAAGACGCACGAGTTCAGAGAAGGGGGTAAGGAGGCGCTGGAGAATATGCTCGCCCTCTACAAACAGAACGAGGAGGCTATCAAGACGATGAACGACTACCTGCACGGGCTGTTCGGCTCGCTGGGTAACGCTATCACGGACTCGCTGGTAACCGCCTTCCGCACGGGAGAGGATGCTACACGAGCCTTCACCTCCAATATTGGCGATATGCTTAACAACTTCGCCAAGCAGATAGCCTACTCTTCGTTCCTTGCGCCCCTCATGGAGAAGGCGCAGAAGGAGGTGGCAGATGCTTTGCGCCTCACGGGTAGTGATAATCAGATGGAGGCTATGCTTCGTGCTATGTCCTCGCTGGTGGACGGTGTGAAGACGCAGATACCCGCCTTCAACGAGTACCTCAAGAAGACCGAGGAGCTGGCGAAGGCTCACGGCTTTGACCTCGGAGGCAAGAACAGCGACACCCGCAGCGCTACGGCTAAGGGCATAGCCCAAGCCTCGCAGGATAGTATTGACGTGCTGACGGGCTTGTGGCACACGGAGGTGGCACTCTCTGAGCGCACAGCCAACGCCACAGAGCGTATGGTGACGATACTATCAACGCAGGGCGTGCGCAGGCTCCCCTCAGCGCAGGATATGGGGCTTGACCAATTCGGCACGGCCGTAGGGCGTATGTACGCTGAACTGCAAGCTATCAACCGCAATACGAAGGTGACGGCAGACGCTACGGAAGCCTCCCGCTTCATCCTCGCTCAGATGGATAGTAAAGGCATCAAGATTAAGCGATGAACGCAGTAATAGTACTTGAGGCAGGTAGCAGGGACACCATCCTCGGTGAGGACGCTATCAAGAACCTCTTCGCCCTCCCCACGATGACGGAACCCCCGTCGGTGGATTGGGCAGAGGAGGATGGCGTGGAGATAGACGAGATCACCGCCACGCAGGTGGAGGAGCAGAAGGTGGCTATCCCGATGTACTCACGTGGTAGGAACGTCTTCCCCGATCTCCTTGACAATAGGACGATACGCCTCTTCGCTGGGGGTATTCAGTTCGGGGACTTCCGCCCCGTGAGTGTGGAGAACGTGCAGAAGTGGGCGGGTGGCTGGTCTGCCGTGCTGGTCTGCTCACGAAGCGAGAAGCCCGCCCCTACCGACAACGTGCGCTGGGAGAGCGGGCTGACGATCCTTGCCGATGTGGCGAGTGCGCCTATATGGGTAAGCCCCGAGAACAAGGGCATTGCGAGCGTGGATGACGAGACGGGGCGGTACTACTTCGCTGGCTCACGGCCATACAAAGCGAAGTACTCCCTTGAAGTGCCCGTACTCATCAAAGCCCCCACCCTGCCCGACCTATGGGACGCACGCAATAAGCTCCTCTCTCGACTTACGGCACGTGGGCTGAGGGCGATACCACGCTTTGACGGAGATACGCTACCCGTAAGCGGTGTGTACAGCTCCTCTACGAGCCGAGATGTAAGCGCTGATGATGACGGCTACCGATGGACGATTGACATAACATTTACGATAACAAAACTATGATCACATTGTACGTAAACGGCAAGGCTACGCCCTTCCCGATAAGCTCTGAGAGCTACCACGAAGCCAAGGTAGGCGCAGTGTCTACGCTCGTGGTAGAGACGACGTCGGATAAGGCTATTGCCTTCCCTCTTGGCACGTATTGCACGTGGCGGGGTGAGAAGTTCGCCCTCTTCACCCCTGCCGAGGTGGTGAAGGTGTCCGAGCGAGAGTACCGCTATACGCTCACGCTCAGCGGGGAGGGGCAACAGCTCGCACTATCTAAGTTCAAGTTCATCGTAGCCAACCCCGAGGACGTGCGTCTATCGTTCACGCTCACGGGCAAGCCCCGCTTCTTCCTTGAGCAGATACTGCGTAGCCTGCCAGCGGGCTTCTCTATCGGGGCGTGCTTAGAGGCGGAGGCGCAGGCTATCTCCTTCAAGCACGAAGACTGCCTCAGTGCTCTCTCCCGAGTAGCCGAAGCCTTCAAAACGGAATGGCACATCACGGGCAAGACGCTCAACCTCGGCAAGGTGGTAGGCAACAAGGCTGATGCCGTCACGCTCTCCTACGGCAAGGGCAAGGGCTTGCTCTCGGGGCTGACCGCCTCCAACGACAGCGAGAAGTCGCCCGTGGGGAAGCTCTTCATCCAGGGGACAGAGCGCAACATTGACCCGTCTAAGTACGGAGCTAAGAGCCTGCACCTGCCCAAGGGGCGCACCCTCACCTACGATGGGCGTACGTACGTTGTGAGTGCCGACGGACAGAGCCTCAGCGTGAGCGGGCTAAGCACGGACGGACGCAAGGAGGATAGCTTTGACGGGACGAACATCTACCCCCAGCGTGTAGGCGTGGTTAGCTCGGTGGTAGTCACTCCTAACGGCAACTACGACATTGTAGACAAGGACAACAACGTAGACTACTCGCAGTATCGTATCGCAGGGGAGAAGGCTACCATCACCTTCCAGACAGGACGACTCGCAGGGCGCACCTTTGACATTGCACAAGATAAGGACGTACTAAGGTACGACCACGCTACAAAGCGCTTCCAGCTGGTGAGCGTAGAGGAGGACGGGATGAAGCTCCCCGAGCCGAAGGTGTTCTACCCCGCTGTGGGGGATAAGTACGCTGTGTTCGGTGTGCGCCTGCCCGACGAGTACATCACGAAGGCGGAGACGGAGCTTCTCAATGCTTCGGTGCGCTACTTCCACGAGGCTCTACAACCGAAGGTGACGTATAAGGCGGAGCTGGATGGACTCTACGCACAGAAGAATTGGGGCGTGCTTGCCCCTAAGCTCGCTATCGGTGCGTATATCCGCCTTGTAGATACGAGCCTTGATATTGACGACCACGTGCGCATCACGGCTATCCGCACGAAGCTCTCCCAGCAGTACAAGCCACAGATAACGCTCTCCAACGAGGTGCAAGCCCCCAGCCTTGCCGTCTCTCTCGGCACGCTTGAAGCCGAAGGGGTACAGCGGAAGGAGGAGGTGCAGGCGGTGCGCAGGGAGGTAGCACGCTCCTATCAGCAGGCTATGAGCCTCGCTGACGGCATTGCCGACGAGGTGAGGGCGGGCTTTGGCGACAGCATTAGCCCCGTCACAGCCCGCACGATGCAGTTAATGGTGGGGGACAAGTCGTTGCAGTTCGTCTTCGTGGCTTCCCCCACGGCTACGGGCGCAGTCACGCACAACGTCACGTGGGACGAGAGCAGGGGTATACTGCACGCAGATAGGGGCTACCTCCGTCACATGACGCTCGGCATCAATACGCTCAGCTCAGAGCATAAGCCCAGCGAGTACAAGACGTGGACGCTCCCCGCCTACGACTACGCAGTGCGCACCGACCAAAAGACTATCCACCTCTACGCCAAGGTAGAGCGCAACGGGGCGAACGGGGTGTTCGTAGCCACGGACACGTCTAAGACGATGGAAGCGGAGGCGGGGTACTACTACCTCTACCTCGGTATGCTCAGCCAAGCCCCCAATAGAGCGTTCACCACCATCTACGGCTATACGGAGGTATTGCCAAGCCAAATACGCACGGAGCGCATCACATCGGCTGACGGAAGCACATCCATTAACCTAAATACAGGAGAAATCGTGAGTGACAAGATCAAGTTCCGCCACCCCGACGGAGAGACGAAGTCCTACCCCTCGGACTATCTTCACGAGGCTATCCACGAGGGTACGACAGAGATACAGGGCGGTCTAGTGCTAGGCTCAACCATCGGAGCTAAGGACAACACGGGGGCGGTAGTCTCCTACCTCTCTGGTACGTCTAGCCTCCCCGCCTTTGCGTGCGGTGTCACGGGCTTTGGAACAGATGGCTACAAGGCAATTACCGAGCTACGGCACAACGGCACTGGGCACATAGGCGCTATGCATATTGATCAGGGAGGCAGAGTAATAACTTTCAAGTCTGAGGAGAAGGACTCATGTGATGTTCGTATTGGTGGCTCTCAGTCGGATCTGAAGGATCTACTCAGCAAGTCGTTCCAGGATACCCTTATCGTAAAGGGTGTAGCTAAGAAGGAAATATCAAAGCCGTCGTTTGATACGACCGTAAGTAAGGAGACAATAGTTCAGGTTAGCTTCTCGTCGCAAAATGATGGCGCAGTGTTTGAGTTTGAGCTACCTTGGGATATATCGATCAGGCACGAAAACTCAGCAGCCAATAAGATCAATTCGTTCTGCAAAATACAGGTCTCTATCGTTAAGAGCACAGGGGAGACTGTGTACGACTTCTCAGACTACATTAAGAGCGGTGATAATATTGTGGGCGTCCCGTCTCGCATAAACGTCCCGCTAAAAGATAGTGTTAGGGGTCTTTACGCCGGATCGTACACATTAAGCATCTCTGTACAAGTAAGCTCAACACTGGTAAGTGGTGCAGGGTACTCTGGATCTCCCGCTTTTACGAGGCTTGTAAGCCAGCCCTTTCAGATGGCATACAGAGTTCTTGGTCGTAACAAGGACATTAAGGAGGCTGTGTTCGGCAGGTACGGATTTAGCGCCTTCTATGGCCACGACAAGCTGTTCTACATGCAAAGCGACCCGAAAGCGGGGGAGAAATTCCTGACAATACGTGGGAGTGTCAATATGCCAGGGATATTGCTCTCGGGCGAGTTCTGGGTTATTGGAGCTCGGGATGAGATCTTCTCCGAGTGCACGTTTGGATCTCTTGCCAATGGGGCTATAAGGTGTGTTCGTGTCGATAGGGGAGCCTATGAGATCCATCACAACCTAGGATACGACAACTACACAGTGCAGATAACCCCAATGTGGAGACCTGGGTACGACTCTAGCAATCGTGTAATGGCTCGTATGGAGGGCAAGGGCGAGAACTCGTTCAAGGTGATCACGGCCGTGGCTGGCGAGAAAAACAACTACGTCCCCTTCAGCGTCTTGGTGCTGGGGAACAACTTCAAGCAGTAGAATATATCAACCTATTAACCAACCTATTAACCAATTTTTCTATGATGCAATTAAACGTTCAGTGGGTCTACAAAGCCCTATTCCGTTGTGCGGGAGGCTTAGTCGGCTGGGCTGTGGCGGAGTTCCGCCCAACCTTCCCGATGCTCGCAGTAATGGTGGTATTCGTCTTCTACGATGTTATTACCGCCTTTCGCCTCAGTAAGCGTGTGTACAAGAAGTACCCAGAAGCGGTCGACGAGAAGCCCAAGTTCAAGAGTTCAGCCTTCGAAAAGGCGATAACCAAGACCATCCCCGAGCGAGCTATCCTTATCCTGCTGGGCTACCTCCTTGAGCATTATGTGCTGGGGCACTCTATACCCCTCACTATGATATTCACGACTGCCGTATGCGGGGAGCAGTTACTCTCTATCTTGGAGAATATGGGTTCGTGTCGTGAGGACAGCGAGGGGCGATTTTGGCAGACGCTCCGACGCCTTGTGATAGAGAAGACGGAGCGACATATAGACGTCAGCCTTGACGAGTTCAAGGCGCTGAAGGAGGAAAAGAAGAAGGAGGCAGAGCAATGAGCAAGTACTTTTCCCTCTCCGAGCTGACGCACAGCGGTACGGCTCTCCGTCTCGGCATCCCCAACGACCCAACAGACGAGCAAATCCAAGACCTCAACCGCCTAATGGAGTACTTAGACACCATCCGTGAGGAGTTCGGTCAACCAATCATCGTCACCTCGGGCTTCCGCTCTCCACGGCTCAACAGAGCTGTGGGCGGTGCGACGACCAGCCAGCACGTCAAAGGTCAAGCAGCGGACATCCGACCAGCGCAAATCACGGACATCGGGAGGCTGTTCCGCCTCATCCGTGCGCATGGTGGCTTTGATCAGCTCATTGACGAGCATCCAGCGGGTAGAGCCCCGTGGATACACGTATCAATCGCTCCGACCACACGACAGCCTCGAGGCGAGGTGCTGGAGTACGACGGCAAGGGCTACAAGCGACTTAACTAACACAGCAGGGCGGGCGGTAATGGGGTGGCCTCCCGTCCTGCATCTAACCACCCCGACAACAAACGATATATGCGACCATTTGGAAGTAAGAGCGACGGCAAGACGCTCCAGCTGGTGCAACGTGGCACGGACAAACGCATCCCCGTGGAGCTTGTAAAACAGCCCTCGGGGGAAGTGCTTGACCCTGCGGAGCTGGAAGGACTGCACGTGATGGTGTCAAGCGAGAGCGGAGGAGGGATAGCCACCATACCGCACACCATCGAAGACAAGAAGCTGGTGGTCGAGGTCACGGCAGACATCTCACGACAGCTGGGGCTCGGCGTGTACACGATGACCGCCACGGGACGTATACCAGACCCTGCTTATGCTGACGGCTACCACGACTACGAGATAGTAGTGGCACTCTGCAACGTCACGAAGTACGGGAGCAACGAGACGCCCGTCAAGGTCACGGCTAACGTGCTGGAGGGATTGAAAGGTAAGGACGGCCTAAACAACTACCAGCTCGCTGTGAAGCACGGCTATCAGGGGACGGAGGAGCAGTTCGCCAAGGACATCATACCGAAGTCCAACTACGAACGAGCCAAGGAGCTTCAAGGCTTTCAGGGGACGGAGGTAGATTATCTCGTCAGCCTACACGGAGCGCCAGGGGAAAGCATCTACGATATAGCCGTTCGTAGGGGCTTCGTTGGATCGGAGCAGGTGTACCTCGAAAGCCAAAAGGGTAAGGATGGTAAGGACGCCTATCAGACCTACCTCGAGACGACCACCGATAGCACGCCTATGACCAAGAAGCAGTGGGCGAATGCCAATGATTTCTTCTATCAATTAATCTTCCGCATACTAAAGGGCGCGGGGGTAAAACCAACGGAAACAGATATGACAGCAGACCAAGTTTACGAGCTGGACAGACAGCGCAGGGAGATTATCAGCGCGATCAGGTCAAAGGGAGTGCCAGCAAGGGACACGGACGGCATCGGAGAGCTTGCAAGGCTCATCAATGAGATCCACGCTCCAATGATTGACATCTTCAAAGAGCAGCAGCTTCTAGATTGGGTCTCGGATGAATTTCCGGCACTGAGGGTGTACCGAGGCTACGCACCAGCTAGCCTGAGATATATGCTCGGCAGGTGTTCAAGACTGAAAAGGATGCCAACGCTTATGGAGGTAGATGAAGTGGTAGACATCTCGTATATGTGCTTATCGTGCACGTCGATGACATCTGCGCAGCTGCCAATTATGGGCAAAGTCACTACGGCAGCATCAGCATTCAATGGATGCGTCCTCCTTGAGAGTCTAGAGATTGGTGGGCTTCCGCTATGCAAGCATCTGAACTCTCTCGTATCTGGATGCAAGGCGCTTAAATCTCTTAGCCTTGGAGATTGCTCTAATGTTGAGCTTATCGATCAGATGGCCGTTGGGTGCGTCAATCTTACAGATGTGACCGCCGTGTTTGGAGGGAGCTTGAAAAGTATGAATATGTCCTTTTACGGATGCTCTTCGCTGCGAAAAGTCGACGCCATCATGGATCTCTCAGAGTGCGGGGATGTGGGAAACGCCTTTACAAATTGCACCTCCCTCGAGGAGGTGCGGCTTAAGGGGCTAAAGGTAAGCATTGACCTCTCCACATGCACCAAGCTCTCTATCGATAGCGCACGCTATCTCCTTGAGAACGTTCAGACGGTTAGCGGTAAGCGCATTGACCTAAGTCGTAAGCTTCTTGAGGCAAACGAAGAGGCGCTTGGAGATCTCGGAGATACGGCCAGCGACAAGGGCTGGACGATTAACTATAAATAA